CCTACTCCTCAAAAGGAGAACGCTCTGATTCGTGAGTGGGTCGAGAAGTATAGCCCTCAAGAGTTTCGTGTAGAAATTAACGCACACCAGAAGTACTACGCAATGGATACTGACCTGCGTAACTACCTGGCTACCTACGGCTGCCAGTTGAACTCACACTTTACTGGTAAGAACAAGTGGGACACATCTTTCGGTGTAGCATCTATGGCTAGCCTTTTTGGTACTATCCATGATGGTCGCTACCAAGACAACGGTTTAATCGAACTACCAAGCAATGAAGGCTCAGAGGGACTTAAGTCTCTTGTACAGCAACTCATTACTTGGAAGCCAGATACTAAGAACCCAACTGACTGCGTGATGGCTTTATGGTTTGCTATCATTCGCATACGTGAGTTGATGCAGCAAGGCAGTAAGGTTGGTCAGTACCAAAATAATCGCTGGGCAACCAGATACCAAAAGCAAAGCAGAATGTCATTGAACTTAGACGAAGCATTCGCTGAGCAATGGCAAGAAACTTATAGTTAGGATAACAATGGCATTATCAATGGAACAAGTTGCGGCGAGAGTCGAGAACCTTCGCTACCGCAACGCTGAACGCGACGGTCGCAACCTCGACGTTCTTGCAGTCCGCAAGGGTAACATTGCATCTGTATATCCTGACTTCTTTCCAGACGGGGTAGATGCTAACGTAGTTGCAAACTTTATCGACATCGTCGCACGCGACTTGTCTGAGGTTATGGCACCACTACCTGCGGTTAACTGTTCTGCTGCTAACTCTGTTTCAGATAGAGCCCGTTCATTTGCTGACAAGCGTACACGTATTGCCTCAAATTATTTTGCACACTCTGACCTTTCAGTGAGCATGTACCAAGGTGCCGACTGGTACCTAACTTACGGTTTCCTCCCATTCTTTATTGAATTGGATGAGGAAGCAAAGATGCCACGTATCCGCCTAGAAAACCCACTGGGTGCTTACCCAGAATTCGACCGCTACGGACGCTGCATTGCCTTTGCAAAACGCTACATGACTTCTTTAGCGGAGTTAGTTTCATTGTTTCCTGAGTATGAATACTCTTTGCTTGGTGGCCACGGCTACCGCCAAGATTTAAATACTCAAGTAGAAATGATTCGCTACTTCGACAAAGACCAATCAATCATCTACATTCCTACAAAGGATAACTTAGTACTATCACGTGCTAAGAATCCATTGGGTAAGATGATGGTTGTAGTAGCACGCAAGCCATCCATTGATGATGAACTACGTGGACAGTTCGACGATATCCTAGGTATCCAGTTGCTTCGCAATCGCTTTGCGTTGCTTGCAATGGAAGCTGCAGAGAAGTCTGTACAATCTCCAATCGTACTTCCTCAGGATGTGCAGGAGTTGCAACTTGGTGGAGATGCGGTTATCCGTACTTCTAACCCAGCAGGCGTGCGTCGCGTAGAACTTAATATTCCAGCAGGTGCATTTACTGAGCAGACACTTCTTAACCAAGAACTTCGTGTCGGTGCTCGCTACCCTGAGTCTCGTACAGGAAACGTCAACGCATCAGTTGTAACTGGTCAAGGTGTTCAGGCTCTTATGGGAGCCTTTGATACACAGGTTAAGTCCGCACAAGCAATCTTTGCTTCTGCTCTTCGTGATGTTATCAGCATCTGCTTTGAGGTTGATGAACTAATTTTCCCAGCAGAAAAAACAATTCGTGGTGTTGACTCAGGTTCACCATATGAAATTACTTACTCTCCAAAGAAAGACATCAAGGGCGACTACTCAGCCGATGTTCGTTATGGAATGCTTGCTGGTCTTAACCCAGCACAGGGACTTATCTTTATGCTCCAAGCACTTGGTGGTGGACTCATCTCCAAGGATATGGCAATGCGTGAACTTCCATTTACAGTTAACGTAACCCAAGAACTAGAAAAAATTGAAATCGAGAGTATGCGCCAGTCGCTTCTTGGTTCCATTACTGCACTCTCTCAAGCGATACCACAGATGGCAATGCAAGGCCAGGACGCTTCTGAAGTTGTGCGACAGATTGCTGCTGTCATTAAGGCACGCCAAAAGGGACAGGCACTAGAGGACGTCATTGAAGAAGTCTTTACGCCACAGCAGCAACCAGTTCCTCCTGCTGGGGCCCAACAAGCGGTTGAGCAACCGTCCCCTGTTCCCGCTGGCGTTCCAGCAGGAGGCGCTACACCTCAAATTGAACAAGCACCGCCAGACATTATGAGCTTACTATCAGGTATTACTGGTGGTGGAAAGCCAACAGCAAGCGTTCGTTCAACACGACGCCTATAAAATAGGAGGGGACAATGACTACGATTATCGGCGTGCAACACGAAGACAAATGTGTAATCGTAGCAGACAGTCGAATTAACGCTGGTGGAAAAGTTTATACCCACCCTGACATGACAAAGGCAGTTGAACGTGGAAGCTATATTATTTCTGGTGCTGGTAACTATCGTAGTTTACAAGTGGTACTCCACGGGTGGACGCCTCCACTAGTTACTGTTAAGGCTAAAGCGAACTTATACGAGTTTGCAATTAATAAAGTAGTGCCATCGCTTAAAGCAGCACTTGTTGAAGCAGGTGTAGATTTTAATAAAACATCAGATGATGATGATAATAAGTTTGAATTAAACCTTCTACTAGGAATCAATGGAACTATCTTTGAGATAGATTCTGATTTTTCAGTTGGAATGAATAACACAGGATTTTATGGTATTGGTTCTGGTGGTGACTTTGCAGTTGGAGCACTACATGCAGGAACTACAATGCTAGATGCAATGAGAATTGCAGCACTTAACAATAACGAAACGGCTCCGCCGTTTCATATCTTTGAGCAATTTACTAAGTAGGAGGAAACATGGCTGAAAATCGTGGAGGGATGCGCCCAACAGCGCCGCAGAATAATCCTGCTAATGTTTCTGGCACTGGTGGAGCAGGTCAATCTGGACGCGTAGCTTCAGGTTATGCTTATGGAATGAACAAGCAAATCAACGAGCAGGCAGCAGCAGCTCCTCTTGCTAAGGTTGCTGCAACTGTTGCACGCCCAATGGACGTTGCACCATCACAACCACCTGTTATTCCTCTTACAGAACCAACAATGAATCCTGATGAGCCAGTTACAGCAGGCATCAATATGGGTGCAGGTCCTGGTGCAGAAGCGCTGATGCTTCCAAGCAACGCAGACAATAATGCTGAGTTCAACAAGAGCATCGCATCATACTATCCAGTTTTAAGTTATATTGCTTCCCGTCCAAATACATCTGCAGAAACACGTCGTGCTTTAGCAATTTTGATGAATGGCATTTAATGGATATCTGGAACCGCATTGGTGACCTTGCAAAAGGAACCAGAGACTGGGGTTTAGACGTCGGTCTTGCAATTGCATCTCCTGCAAAATTTGCCTGGGATATTGCAACAGCAGGTTGGAACGATAGAAAAGAATATGATACTTTTCTTGGTACATTAAAGCAATCCACAATTGACTTGGCTAAGAATATTGGTCGTCCACTTGGTGGAGTTCTTGGCGCAATTGAAGCCACTAACCGCAACCTTATTCGTGAACCTCTTTCTGCTGTAACACTTTTTGCACAACGCGACCCAAACATGGGTATCAGCGACTCATGGAAAAAAGCATGGGAAGCACGTAATGAAATTTCTTTCGGCCAAGCACTATCTACTCAACTAGGTGGGTCTCTGTCTTTTTTGCCAGATGATTTAACTCCAAAGTTTATGGATTCTGACTTTGATATCTACGACGATAAGCAACGTGAAGAGGCATTCTCCAACAGTTTAATGGGTAGAGTCGCATCTGGTTCTATTGATACAATTGCTCAGTTTGCAGGCGATGTTTCTATTATTGGTGGAAAATATATTGCTGCTAAGCGTGCTGCAGATTCTGCTAAGGATGCAATCCTTGCACTTCGTGAAGTTCGCTCTGGCATTCCAACACAGAATAAGTTAGCAGATAAGTACAGCAGACTTGCTGAGGATTTTGCCAACAATGACATTGCTTGGGCACAGAACCACCCTTGGGTTAAGGGTAGTAATAATCAGGCTACAGTTTCATACTTGCTTGGAACAACTGCTACTAAGGACGAAGCAATCAACACAATGCTTGCAGTCATGGGTGATAAGAGTGGCATAGATATTCTTGATGAATTAAAGCGTCCAGACATTGTAGCGCCGTTGTCC